CACAGGTTAACCTGCACAGCGCATTCAAGGTACTGCTCCAGCATCTGACCTGCCCATACCCGAGCATCCTCCACAGCGGGGATACTTCGGCAGGATTCAAGGCAGATGCTTGGCGGATTCGATACTGGCGTTGGCTGCGTCGATGGCGTCGTTGAACACGCGCCGGTACTCAGCAGTAAACCCAGCATCAGTATTCCCCAGAGGGGCCTGTACCGGCTTTTCTTGCTTTCCATAAGTTCCCCTCAATTTAAGGAGCGCAGGCCGCACAGAATCGACCACCTTGCGCTTTTTATCCTGCGTCTGGGCGTCTGCTATGTCCTGTGCCCTGAAGCGCGCCACGGCCTCGGCAGACGCCTTCTCGGCCTGCTCCGCCCGGAATGCCTGTACGCGGGAATCCCCGTACCGAACCACCCCGAACCACGCAGCGGCCACCAGAGCCACCACAAAGGCCACCTGAATACCGAGCCTAGCAATCATGCTTGAACACCTCGCCTTCAGCGATTCTGCGGGTCGTGAGGCCATTCAGGACTCTGCCGCCAGCCCGGTTCCACCTCGGGAACTCCCGAGACGCACCAAGGCAATCACCTGCATTCAGCTTCCGAACCAGAGTGGATTTGCAGAACGCCCCACTCCCGATATTGTAGGTGAGGCTCACCAAGGCATCGTATTGGGCCTGTGTGAGCTTCACAGTCGCGCAGGCGGCAAGTGCCTTGCCAGCCACCCCCACGTCGAGCCTGAGCCGTTCCTGACAGCCAGCGGAAGTCTCGGTCATACCGAGCTTCACCCCTGGGGTGCTGCCCGAACAGATAGTCGGGATTCCCACCGGGTCGAGGTACGCCTTGTAGCGCGTGCCCTCATACCGCTGAATGAATAGGCCCCCAGCAATGCTAAGGGCTAAGGCACCGGCTGCTAACTTAGTCTTCAAAGAAGAGGTCAACTGGGTCCTCCTTCTGAAGGGACTTCTCAAGCGCCTTGGCTGCACGCTCTTTGTAGTACCAGTTAAGAACGAATGTCGCTACTGCGATCACAGTACCCGCAACGGCAGCGAACTCGTTAACAGAGAGGCCGAACACAACTGCGGTGCCGGATGCTAGATACGTCGCCGGACTAGCCGTACTTTCAAAAGTCATGTCTTTCCTCATTTCCGTGCTCGCCTTCCGTGCACTAACTTGCGTGTACCGTTGACCTTGTTCTTGGTCGAGATACCATACCCCATAGGGTCAGCAAGGAATGCCTGTGCCGTAGCACGTGCTCTAGCCTCTGCCGCCTTATGCTCGTCTGTTGCAAGCACGTTCTTCCATCGCCGCACTGCACCCGCCATCGCTTCCAGCCGGTCATCCTTAACAAGGGAGTTCCGATCTGTGGTGAGGTTCGACAACTGGTAGAACATGCTGAACTGCGTCCTGCTGTCTACGCTGTGCTGCTTCCCATACTTCACGTCACTCTCGAACACGCGTTTGTGAATCACAACACGGTGCCGCTGCATTGGGCCTACCAGCGAGTCAATGATCCGGCGTTCCTTCTGCCCGGTACTGTACTCGCCCCGTACACCCACATGCGCTAAGTTTCGTTTCTGTAGTTCTGCGCGTAGCAAAATCTCCATGCTGCCGTGGCCCATATTAGACTCGATCAGCACGTCTGTCACTTGTAGATCACGAATCACGTCACAAAGGGTATCGGGGTTATCCCCAGACATACCACCCTTCAACCCACCAACGTCTAGGACGTGGATATATGGGCCTACTGCGGTACTAACCGCGAACGCGTATTCGTCAGAACCACCGCCTGCCGGGTCAATAAACATGAAGCGCTCCTTGGAAGGAACGAACCTACAATCAACCGCAACGGGGTGGTACATCTTGGTCATCGGCACCGGGAACTCGGGCCCAAGGTCAACTAGGTACTTAGGGGACAACTGGTGCACGATAATCTCTGGGAACAGGTCCGCATCGAAGTTAGCGATCACTAGGTCACTGAGCTTCAACTGCTGACGCTGAGCATCGACCAGCGAGGTATCCAGCATGTACTGCAACTGGAAGTCTTCGGGGCCTTTGTCTAGCTCTTTTTCGCAGAGCGCTTCTTCGGTGTATCTTTGTGGGTCGGTGGGTTTACCACGCGAGCCGTCGATGCCGCCCCCGCGCTGGAGGGTCGGGTCGGCCCTAATGCAAGTAGCAATACTAGGGGCCAGTCGGTCACTGTATTTCTCCAGTTCTTCATTGTTCGGGTAGCGCCCCGGCCAGATGCGGATGCCATAGCCTCGCCCCGGCAGGGTGTTGTATATGCTATCCTTGGACTGCGGGGTTCCCAAGTACAGGATGTCCCCGTGGGTACAGATGGAACTGAACTCCTTTGAGAGGTGCAGCAGCAGGTCACGCTGCGCCGCTGTCAAGCCGTTCTTGTTGGTCTCGATGTCGTCGGGAATCAGCAGGTCAGCCCGCTTACCCGGCAAGTTCGAGGTGATACCCACGCAAGCCACGCTAGGGGATTTCTCAACCCCCTTTAGTGACCAGTGGATGTCAAAGCCCTCTACACTGGTACGGTCGCCCGCTTGCCTGTCAGGC